CCCCACGCAGATCAAGGCCGGGCAGATGGCCCTGGCGACCGAGATCCACGCTGACGATCTATCCCCGCCCGAACAACGCCTTGGCTCAATCAGCCGGGAGAAGGTCGGGCCGCTCGAAACCGAGTACTCGACTGCAAGCCCCATCATCAGCAAGGCTGCCGCTGTTCGGCAGTCCTATGCGCAGTTCTCTGGGCTTCTGCAGTCATCCAGTCAGGTATCACTGAGTAGAAGCTGATGGCAGACATCTACGATCGGGCAAAGGCGAGCGCTGCGCGAATGCTGGCGCCTCGCACCCGCGGCGGTAAAGGGTTGGAAATGTCACTGCTCCGCGTCACGACAGGTGATTACGATCCGGATAGCGGTACTACTCCGACGACCACTGATCAATTCGACGGCTCAGGCTTTCGTGAGAACTACCGTCAGCAGGATTTGGACGGCTCGCGCATCAAGCAGGGCGACGTAAAGATCCTGATCTCTCCGTTGCTGCTCGACGGATCGGACACACCGCAGCCGATCAGTCAGGACAAGATCCTCTTCGACGGCGACACCTACACGGTGCAGAACGTCGATCCGTGGGATTACGCCGGGCTCGCAGTAGGCTTCAGTGTGCAGGCGCGCAAATGAGCTTCTCACTGGATCTGAAGGCGTTCGCTGAGAAGGTCGAAGCCAATGCCGAGACGGTGATCAAGAAGGTCGCCATCGACCTGCTGGGTGCCGTGGTGGATCGATCCCCAGTCGGCAACCCTGAACTGTGGGCGGCCAACGCCACCGCCACTCAATACAACAACGAAGTGGCCCGGCTCAATGCCGAGTTGCGCAACGACCCGGCGAACCTGTCCAAGAACGGACGGATGAAGCCCGGCCGACTGATCAGGGACGGCATGGACCTCACGTCTGGAGCGGGCTATGTCGGCGGGCGCTTCCGAGGTAACTGGCAGGTGTCGTTCGACGTGGCCAAGACCGGCACGCTGGAGCGCATCGACCCGACCGGGCTTCACCAGCGAAGTCGGCTCGATCTGGATGATAAACGCGCTCCCTTACGGCCCCCGCCTGGAATATGAGGGCTGGTCGAGCCAGGCGCCGGCCGGGATGGTCCGCATATCTGTGGTCGAGTTCCAGACCTTTGTCGATAAAGCCGTGATGGAGCTTCCCTGATGTCAGACAAGATCATCCGCAGCCTTTTTGAAGGCCGCCTGAAAACGTGGGCCGCAGCCAGGGTGCCCGCATTGCCGATCGCCTATGAGGATGTCTCCTACACGCCGCCCGCTGACGGCTCGCCATACCTGAGAGCCTTCCTGCTGCCGGCCAGCCCGACCAGCGAAGACCTTGAAGGGAAGCACACGGCATACCGTGGCGTCTTTCAGGTCAGCGTCGTGACGAAGGCTGGAGAGGGGCGAGGCGCTGCCAGCCTGATCGCCGACGAGATCGCCGCACTGTTCCCGAACAACCTGGCGCTGACGAAGGCCGGCTTCACTGTCTACGTCCGATCGCCGATGTCGAACGCTCCAGCACAGCAGGCGGACACAACCACATTGCTGCCGCTGTCGTTTCAGTACCGAGCCGACACCAACTAATCCGCCCATTGGGCAAACCCAGAACCCGCCTTGAGCGGGTTTTGTCATTTCTGCAAAGAGGAATACCCATGGCCGTAAAATTGCCCAACGGTTCGACGTTCGAGCACGCCGCTACCTACGCCACGCCACTCGCCGTGACCGCTACTTCCAACGCAACTGAGGCCGTCTGCACCGTTGCCGGCGCAACGCTTGTGGCCGGTGATATTGTTCTTGCAGCTTCGGCATGGACCGCGCTGAACAACAAGGTTGTTCGCGTCAAGACCGCCACTACCACCGCCATCACTCTGGAGTCGATCGATACCACCGACACCACGGTCTATCCCGCAGGTTCCGGTATCGGCAGCCTCAGAAAGGTCCTGACCTGGGTGCAAATCCCTCAGGTGACAGACTTCGCGTCGGCTGGTGGCGAACAGAACTACACCGAAGTCGCGTTCCTCGAAGCGCAGCAAGGCTTCCAGATCCCGACCGACAAGTCTGCCGCGAGCATGACGATCACCGTTGCTGACGACCCGACGCTGCCATATGTGTCCGTCGTCAACGCTGCCGACACCGCGCGGTCCATCCAGGCAGCCCGCCTCAACCTGCCGGGCACCGACAAGATCTACTACGGCGTGTTCACCTCGATCTCTCCGCAGCCAACGATCTCTCGCAACAACGTGATGACCAAAACGGTCTCCCTGGCTCAGCAGGCCACTCCAACCCGCTACCTGTCGTAAGGGGAACACATGCCAAGCTTCAAGATTGCCCAGAACCCGACCTTCAGGGTGGACGTCGAGATTCCCAGGATCGGTGCTGAACCCACAAAGGTTGGCTTCGAGTTCAAGAGCCTGGATCGCAAAGCCCTGTCGAAGTATTACGACAAGTGGAACAAGGCTCGCGACGAAGCCATCGAGGAGTCCCGCAAGGAAGAGGCAACGTGGGAGTCCGCAACCGAGGTGCAGATTGCGCTCGAATCGGCCCAGCTCAAGGAGATAGTGGTGGGCTGGGACTTCGACGAGGAACTCACGGATGAGTCCATCACCGAGCTGGTCACCAGTTGCTCCGGCGCTCCCGCTGCTGTGATCGATGCCTATCGCAAGGCCTACGAGATCGCCCGCCGGGGAAACTGATTGCCGCGGCGTGCGCGATGTATGAGCCAGGCGCGTCGGCTGACGAGATGGCGCTGTTTGGCCTGACCCAGAATGACATCGCTGACGAAGTGGAGGTCTGGCCAGACAACTGGCCAGTCTTCCGTCTATTCAGCGCGCTCGGCACTCAGTGGCGTACCGGTGCCGGCGGCGCGACTGGGCTCGACTACGCCGTCGTTCGCGAAGTGGCCGTCCTCATCGGCATCAAGAAGCGGCAAATCCCCGAACTCTTTCCTGACCTTCAAGTAATGGAGGCCGAAGCGCTCGCTGTCATGGCTGAGGCGAAGTGAATTTTATTGTCAGGAGAATGGCATGACACAAGACATCGCCAGCCTTGGTATCAAGGTCGAAACCGGTGACGTAGCCAAAGCTTCCACGGAATTGGATAGCCTGGCACTGGCGGGCGCGAAGGCCGAGAAGGCAACGGAAAGCCTTTCCGGCGAGAGCAAGAAGGCGGGCGCCTCCATCAAGGCGATGGCAGCGGAAACGAAGGCGGCCGAGGCGGCTACATCGAAGCTGTACAAGCAGACCGAAGCAGCCGGTATCTCGGCCAAGCAAACGGCTGCCGCGCTCCGTAACGTCCCGGCGCAGTTCACTGACATTATCACCAGCCTTCAAGGTGGGCAGGCTCCGCTGACCGTTCTTCTGCAACAAGGCGGACAGCTCAAGGACATGTTCGGCGGGATTGGTCCTGCTGCGCGCGCCCTGGGCGGTTATGTTACCGGCCTGATCAATCCGTTCACCCTGGCAGCAGCCGCTGCGGCGGGCCTCGGGGTCGCCTATTACAAAGGCAGCGAGGAGGCGACGGCCTATAACAAGGCGCTGATCCTGACCGGCAATGCGGCCGGTACCAGTGCTGACCAGCTCGCTTCTCTGGCCAGCCAGGTCAGTTCTACGATTGGCACCACCGGTGCTGCGGCTGAAGTCCTCGCGCAACTCGCGGGTAGCAGCAAGATCGCGGGTGAAAGCTTCGGCGTTGTGGCCACGGCTGCACTCGAAATGCAGTCGGCTACCGGCAAAGCAGTCGAGGATACCGTTGCCGAGTTCGTCAAGATCGGGAAAGAGCCGGTTGCAGCCGCGAAGGAGTTGAACGACCAGTACAACTTCCTAACTGCTTCTGTCTATTCGCAGATTGTTGCGCTAAAGGACCAAGGCGACACTATTGGCGCAGCCAAGCTGTTGACTGATACATACGCCGACACCATCAAGCGGCGCACAACGGATGTCACTGCCAACCTTGGCCTGATCGAGAGCGCATGGAAGAAAGTGAAGTCGGCTGCGGCCGGAGCACTGGACGCCACCCTCGACGTTGGCCGCACGCAATCAATCGACGCCCAGATTGCCGAGCGCGAAAAGCTGTTGGCGGACCGCAAGGGCGGTTTCCTGTCTCAGTTGTTCCCTGATGACCTGGGCACCGGCAGCAGTTCCACCAAGTTCATTGAAGACCAGATCAGCGCACTCAAGCGCGCGAAAGTCCAAATCGAGGCGAACGCCAAGGCTGAAGGCGATAACGCAACAATCCAGCGCGAAGGCATCGAAGCCGCCGGCAAACTGAAGGCTATCAGCGACGCCAACCTCACCAACGAGGAAAAGCGCAACAAGCTGATCAAGGAATACAAGCGGGACGTCGAGGATCTGCGTAAAGCGGACCCCAACAACCCGCTGGTCCAGGCCGATGTCGTTGCGAAGAACATCCAGAACATCAAGGACAAGAACAAGGATCCGGCTGGCAAGGCCAATCAGCTCAACCTGAGCGGCTACAACGACGCCCAGAACGCGATCAAAGAACTGCAGGCCACCTATTCGAACTCCGAGAAGGAGCTTGAGGCTCAGCAGAAGGCCGGACTGATCACGCAGCAAAACTACCTCGACCAGCGTACTGCGCTGATCCGGGCGGAGCGTGAGGAGGTCACTGGAGCCTACCAGGCTGAGATCGCAGCACTGGAAGCCGTGAAAGAACGCACCGGCACGACTGGCGAGCAACGCATTCAGCTCGACCAGAAGATCGCCGACGCGCGCACCAGCATGGTCAAGGCGCAAAAGGATGCCGACAGCCAGCTTGAAGTCCTTGCCACCAATGAAGAAGGCCGGCTGAAGAAGCAATCGCTGGCTATCAAGACCTACACCGATGCGCTCGAACAGCAAGCCGTTACGCTTCGCCAGCAGGGGCAGCGTGAAGCGGCGAGCCTGGGCATGGGTGACCGGCAGAAGGGCCTGCAGAGCCAATACAACGGCATCGATGACAAGGCGAACGCCCAGCGCATCGACCTAGCCAATCAGTATGGTGACGGCTCCCGCGGCATGAGTCTCGACGAGTACAACGCCAAGCTGAAGGCCGTCGCGCAGAGTCAGCAGGATCTGCGTAACGTCGTTGTGGCCAACTACGACGACATGACCGATGCACAAGGCAGCTGGACCGCCGGCGCATCGTCTGCGTGGGAGAACTACCTGGAGTCGACACGGGACGTGGCTGGGCAGACAAAAAGCCTGTTCACCAATGCGTTTAGCTCCATGGAGGACGCGATCGTCCAGTTCGCGATGACCGGCAAGCTGTCGTTCGCTGACTTCGCTAAATCGATTCTCGCCGATATGGCGCGCATCGCGGCGCGACAGGCCAGTTCTTCGGCGCTGAGCGGGCTATTCGGTCTGGCTGCCAGTGCGGCGGGGTCGTACTTCGGCGGCGGCTCGGCTGGCTCCACGCAGGCGGGATACACGGGTTCCGACTACTCGAACTGGGTGAAGACTCAAGCCGACGGCGGCGCGTGGTCCGGTGGCGTCCAAATGTTCGCCAATGGCGGGGCGTTCTCCAATAGCGTTGTCAGTTCGCCTACTGCCTTCGGGATGGCTGGCGGGAAGACTGGCGTCATGGGAGAGGCTGGGCCTGAAGCAATCGTTCCACTGGCTCGCGACTCCCAGGGGCGTCTGGGTGTTCGTGGCGGAGGGGGAGGGACTCCAATCACCATGACCTTCTACGTGGATGCAACGGATGGGAATAGTGCTGTGCCTGATCCGGTGGCCCTGGCCAAAGCGGTACAAAGCATCACACGTCAAGAAATCGCCCAGCAGCGCCGGAACGGCGGTTCGCTCACATAAGGAGGCGTCATGCCAACATTTACATGGCGAGCGACATATGACGCTACCAAGACCGTCACGCCAGCGGTAAAGGTCATCAAGTTTGGTGATAGCTACGAGCAGCGGCAGGGAACCGGCATCAACCGACAGCCGCGCAAGTACTCGCTAACTTTCAAGCGGATCAAGACCGAAATCGACGACATTGATGCCTTTCTGAAGGCCCGAGGTGCAATCGAAGCCTTCACTTACACGCACCCCGGCCAGCCAGCCGGGGCTTTTGTTTGTCGTGAGTGGACGCGTACCGATATCGCCCGAGGCGTTGACGGACTTTCCGCGACCTTTGAGGAGGTTTACGAGTGAGCGAACTTCAAGGTCAGCTATCGCTCGCGAAAGGGCTGAGCATCTGGGAGGGATTCGATCTGATCCTTCCCGACCAGACGCTTCACTTCCACGCGGGCACCAATGAAATATTGGGGTCAGTTGTTTGGCAAGGGGTTACGTACACACCCTGGCCGCTCAATGGCAGCGAGTTCGGCACGCCAAGCCAGGGCTCTCCGGCCCGCCCAAAGCTGCAGGTGGGTAACTTTGGCGGCACCATTTCAGCGCTGTGTCGTCAGTACGACGACTTGCTGTGGGCCAAGCTAAAGCGCCGCCGCACGCTGGTCAAAT